TTCAATAGCTTCTTCTATTGTATTTTGATAATATTCTTTCAATCCTACTAAAATAATACCATCAACGGTCATTTCATCAAGAGACTGAACTTCCCATGGTTTATTATCAATTTTAATAATTTTAAATCTTTCAAAATAATCCATAGTATCTTCATTTTTCTCTATATACATAACTAAAGAATAACTTAAATCATTCCAAGTTTTTCCATCAGCCTTATTCCAAACTACATCATTTAAATCTGGATCTCCAGCGTAAAACTTATAAGTTTTTCCTTTAATTTCTATTTCATACTTACATCTTCTTATATCTGCTCTAAAATAGGCAGTTTCTTCAAGTTTTTGTAAATATACAATCCAGTCTGTATTATTTTCTTTCCAAGTAAATACATCTCCTGGCTTCATTCCAATTTCTTGAATTCCTTCTGTTGTAGTTCCAACTTTGTCTTGATTTAAACACACATCTGCAAAAGGAATAGAAATTTCTTTATCATCATAATCAGTTTTTAATTTATTAGGATTTATTAAACATCTAAATTCTCTACCATCTTTTAAAACTGCGGTAGCACTTTGATAAGAATATAGTAAAGCCTTTTTTAAACTTTCTAATTTCCCTTTGTTCATACGCGCTACTTGAGTCTTTCCCCCATTATATTGAATTCTTGTTTTTAAATTTTCTAACCCTGACATTTAGATCCCCTCTCCCAAAACGTTATCTTTTATTTCTTGTAAAATATTTAAACATTCAAAGATTGTTCTTCTATATAGGAAAAAATCTTCTTCTTCAGTTAATTTAAACAATCCTTCTAGTTTACATAAAACTGTAAATAAATCATTATGATAATTAATCAATAGCCTATCCATACCTGATAATTCTTCTATAATTGTAGTTAGTGGCGTTTGCCAATCTACATTTTCTTCTCTATTTGGAAGTAATTTATAGGTTTGATTAACAATCCTCTTTAAATTGGCGGCGATGGCTTCTTTGCGTATATCTGCGCCTGTTTCAATAATCATTATTGGTTCCCCCTAACTGAAGAACTCATAATAGAATCGAAAGTTGAACGCATAATTCCATTGTCATCGGCTTTTCTTCTTTTATAAAGTCTTTGTAAATGGAAGCCCTCTCTTTCATAGTCTTTCTTTAATGTTAAAAGTTTTGATAAATGGTTAGCTTGTGAAGTAAATTTAAAATCACTTCCGCTATATTTCATACGAGTATTTTCTACACTTGCCAATTGTTGCCCTAACCATTCTACTATCATATAAGTAGATAAAATATTAATCTCTTCATTTGATAATATAACATTAAAGTAGCCCTCTACTGATTCACCTTTATCATCTGTAATAGTTTTTACATAATCATTAATATTTACGCGCGGAAATTCAAATTTATGAATTGCAGACATTAATAATTCTTCTAACATTTTATATGTATCTTGTTCAGTTAATTCCATATACATATCGTCTGTAATCTTTGATAGAAAACTATTATAGATATTAGAAAAAGGTGTAGTAATTACATTAGTCATATTACACCTCCTAATAAATTATTCTTTGATTGATACTACATTGTATTTTTTAGAAGTTCTTCTTCCAGTATTTTCAGATGTTGGATTTGCTTTTGCAACCCTTCTTGTCTTTCCTTCTGTACTTTCTTCAACTTCTTCTTCTGTTTGATGATTAATATTAATAGCGTTTGTTACATTAAATCCTGTGCTTTTTAAAATAGCATCTCTCTTTTGAATATCATTTAATTCAATTTCTACAGCAACTTTTTTAACTAGATTATTAGTTCCATCCGGTGCGAAATCTAAACAGTCCATTAACTCATCTAAAGAACCTTGTGTTAATAGTGTTTTAACATCTTCTTCTTTATAGAAGTATTCTGGTTCAACTTCACCTAATAATTCTTTAATAGCATCATTATTATCTAATAATAAATATTTTTTAATAATATTTTGTCCACCTGGTTGCCATACTAATTTTCTTAATTCTCCCATAGTAATTTCTTTTGATTCACCTGACGCGAATACTCTAAATAAATTGCCCATTTCAGGAATTTTATAACCTACTCTCCCGCTATCTCTATTTGTAACTTTTATAATTTCGTCATTGTTTAATAACATAATTTTATCTCCTTTTCTCTCCATAAATTTTTATAATAAAAAAATAGGGGAAGTCATTTCTTTTTCAGAAATGTTTTTAACCTTCCCCTGAATTTTCAAAGAACTGACCGTTTACAAATTATTTTGATAAACTTTCATTGATATATACACAAATGTTGTTAGTGATTAAAGTACCAACACCAAGTTTTTTGTAAACTTGAATTTCTCTTGACCAGTCATGATTTTTGTGTTCATCTACTAATGTAGAACCTTCAAATGCGATTTTAACTGGTTTGTCAGCACCAACTGGGATAATCCATGCATATGCTGGGTTGATAACTTTTTCAGTATTACTTTCATCAGTGAATGATTGATTTAATACGATAACATTGTGGTGTTTATAGTTAGCTAAGTAACCATTGTTCCATTTTTGATTTCTAATTTCATCAGAAACCCATCCAGCTTCTGGAACCATTGTAGCTGCGAATTCATATGTACAATAAATAGTTGATTTTCCATAAGAATCAGCAATAGCAATTAATTTATCCATTTCACTTTCATCAAAGCTAGTTAATTTAACTGTATTTACTGGTCCTAAATTTTCAGCAGCAGCGATTAAAGCTTTTTCGATTTCTAAATATACTTTTTCATCTAAACCTTCCATAACAACATCGATTAAGTCAGCGAAGTCTACTCTACCGTCTAAGAATTCTTCCATACCGATTTCAGCAGCACCACCGAATGCAGTTGTTTGAACTTCAAATGATTTTCCATCTAATTTGAATACTTCATAAACACCAGCTAAACCAACTTTAGTGATGAATTGTTTAGCACGTCTTCTTGAAGCTTCACTAATTTTTTGTTTGAATACAGGTTTGTCACCTTGTGCAAATGTTTTAACTTCAGCAAATTGTCCATATTGTTCTAATACTCTTTGTGGTAAAACATCATTGATAACTTCTTCGATTAATTCGAATACTGTGTTTTTATTTTCACGATATAATTGGAAAGTTCCTGCAATTTCGTTTAATTCTTTTCTTAAAGTATCATTTAAATCAGAATAACTGAATTTTTCTTCTCCAAATGAATAAGCAACTTTAGAAGCAGGACTTGCGTTAGCAACTATCTTAGCTAATTTAATTAAATCATTTTTTACTAAACTCATGTTCTATCCTCCTCTTCTTATTTCACTCTCATAATTTTTACTGCAGGTTGCATATCTGGCATGTTATATACTTTAACAACTTCCCATTCCATTTCGCTTTCTCCACCTTTTGATAAGTAACCTTGTGCGTTTACTTTTAAGATGTCTCCAACTACTAAATCAACACCTGCATATTCTACACCTTTACTGTTTGCTTGTTCAATACAGTTAGTTGTAAAAATATCTCCAATATTAGTTTTAAATAATCTTGGAACCATTTCACCATTCATATAATCTGTTCTGATCATAGCGAAATCTCTATAAGTATCTCTTTCATCGTATAATTTTACTTCGTTGAATACTAACATATATTCTCCAGCACCTTCTAAAGACACTTTTTCTGCAGAATAGTTATATTTAACGAATTGTCCATTTTCAAGAACGTCAAGACCATCTTCTACTGGTAATTGAGCATAGATTTGTCCAGTTCTTTGAGCTGATAAATGATTTGGTTCAACTTGTCCGAAACCAATTCTCTTAATAATCATTCTTTTTTCCTCCTTAAAAATTATTCTCTACTATCTCTAGTATTCTTTACAGCGGAAATCCACGCTGGGATTGAAACTTCACTACTTGTAATATTGAAAGTAGTTACATTTTCATTTTTTTCCTCTTCTACTTTATCTTCATTTTTTGAAGTATCCTCTAAATCAAAATTAACCTTTTTTCTTACACAAATTACAGATAATTTTGCTTCAATGTCTTCTAATGAATAATTTGTTTTATTTTCTTTAACATCTTTTTTATCTTCATCTGATAACATATAAAAACTGTCAATTAAATTATCTTTCTTTTCTTCTTCAACTTGGTTTTTGAAGTTTTCTAATTCTTTACATCTTTCTTCAAGAGCTGTGTAAGCATTTTGTAATTCAGAATATTGAGATTCCAATAAAGCGTATTTCTTTTTATCTTCTTCTTCATCCTTATCTTCTTCAGGATCAGAATCTTCAGCGTCATCTTTGTCTTCTTTATCTTCATCATCATTTTCTTCATCTTCAGGGTTTTTAGCAAACTCTTCTTGATTTGATGGTGCTTCTATAGAATCTTGATTTTCAGCTGAAATAGATTGTTCAGAATTGTCATCTTCTACTGAATTTTCTTCAATAGGAGCTTCTTCTACTACAGATTCTTCTTCATTTTCAACGTTTTCTACAACTTCTTCTTCATTGTTTTCTACAACTTCAGTTTCTTCTACGTTTTCAACGAATTCAGTTTCTTTAATATCTTCATTTTCTAGAACCATGTTTTTTCCTCCTTCTAATGCAGATTGTAAATCTTGCATCATAGTATACAATGTTTTCTTAAAATTGTCATCAATTTTTGAGAATGATGTACTTACTTGAGGCGCAGTAATATTAGCTCCCTCAAAACAAGGTTCAACATCTTCTCCTAAAATACATAATTTTGAAAATATCGCATCATTAATTATGAAAAAATCCATTCCTGTCTTATTATTTGTTGCCCAATGCCCATCTAAAGTATCTTCATCTAATTCCATTGATTGAGGTCTTCCTTTTTCAATAGCAAGATTAGCTTCTTCATATTGACCTGTCCATAAATAACCAGTTGTCATTAGATATTCTCTAATTTCTTTATTTCCAAATTCATCTGTATCTTCAAACTTTTGAAACCATACTCTTGCATCTGGTGATACAAATCCATAAGGAATAGTCAAACATTCAAACTTAATTCCTTCGTCATCCATAATAACTTGATGACCGTGGTCTCTAAAATCTTCTTTTTCTTCTTTATAATAACCAACAATAGGTGCTCCTCTAAGAGTTTTTGCCATATTCATAGCTACATCTTTAGTAATCATACTATGGTTTCTATTTTCACCTAAGTATAATACTTTAATTTCACAGCTACTCATTAATGGATTAATCTCTAAAGGTTGTAGATTAATAAACTCAGGAGAGTCTATAGTTGCTAAAGATTGATGCATCATAGTTATCTTTCCTTTCTTATTCTCCACTTATTTAATTTTGAATAAAATGATAATTATATTTTTTTATTTTGTCCAGCCACTATGCTTGACTCTCTTTGTTTTGCATTGTTTTTTCCGAAACTGGCTCCCCTTGAGATTCTTTCGTTGGTCTACCTGTATTTTCAGTATCTTGACTTAATTTCTTACCTGTTACCGCTAATGCTTCTGCGTTCATTGTAGAACTCATTAGAGGTGGGATAAAGATATTAACCAAGTCTAATACATCATTTTCAAAGTATGCTGTAGCTAAAATTGCGCTTTGAGATTGTCCTAAAGCAATTTGCGGCAACATCTTTGAGTAACCCAATTGAGTTTGTTCTTTGTATAATTTTGCCATTTCTTTATAATTATAAATTGTAGTTGGTAAAATTTGAACTCTATAATAATATTTTTTTGGTTTTCTATTAAAACGCTCAATAATATCATTTAAGAATGATTCAAATTGAACTATTAAATTATACATAGAAGCTTCATCGTTTAAGATTGATTTTTCAAGGGCTATATTTCCATCAGTATTAAATTGCATTTGAGAAACCCCAGCTTCATTATAAATCGCTCTTTCAACTTTTTCAAGTTCGTCCGCGTGATTTGTATTACTGTTGTCACCCATATCCGCAACATCAACATCCGCAAATGTTGTTAATACATCTATTCCAATGGCCTTTCCTAACATTTGAACCGCATTATTATGAAGTTGTTGAGCTTCATCTACGTCAAATACTAAGTCTCCATTTTTATCAATAGGCATCTTTTGAATAATTATTTTTAATAATTTTTGTGCCATTCTTTTTCTATCTAACTCTTGTGCAGAGTCTAAATCTAAGATTGAAGGAATAACAGAGATAAATGCAGGGAAATCTTCTCCATTAATGTTAAATTTAATAACATTTTTTGGTTCTAATAAATACCAACCTGTACTATCTCCTGGAAATTGAGGTTCTAACTTACCCTCTTTAAATAAGATATAACCTTTTTTAAATTCTTTTGGGAATAAATTTAAAATTTTCATTTTTTGTGCTGCATCTTTAAAATGGTCATCAAAGTATCTCATATTAAATTCAACTGCAGGACGTCCATTTACTGAAAATCTTGAACGACAATAGTTAGGTGATAATTCTTGAATAGCCATGTTATTTTCTTGCGGAATTAGATATCCATAATAACAACCATTTCTAATTGTTTTTAAAGCAACTTCTCCAAAAAATCTTTTTACTTGGAAATTATCTAAATATAATAATACTTTATAAAAGTTTTCAAGCGCAATGTCAGATGTTCCTGATTTTCCATCGTTTACATATGGAGTAACCATCCAGTCATATCTATATAAATATGCCATATAACGACATAATCTATTATAAATACCGCTTGAGCTATAAAAGAAGTTAGATACTTCTCTCATTGTAGCAAAATCTTTAGATTTGATAGCTTTTAAAACAGTTTCTTTATCTCCTAATCTTGGATCAATTCTTTTATATTCTCCTGTTGTAAGAATTGCATCATCAAGGTATTTTAATCCTACTTTAATTCTTGAGAAATCAATATCCTCAAAAGGAACTGCTTTCATTTCGGTGTCTCTGTCTGCTGTCATTCGAAAGCCTTTACTCTTTATTAATTCATTTTTTCTGTTTATCAAGAATAGACACCTTACCTTTCTCTTTTAATTAGTATATCATAAAATTTAACCTTTGTCAAATTTTACTAAATGTCTTTTTGTTTTTAATAACCGCCTTGAGCGTAATAAGAATTCATAATATAATCATAATTAAGTCTACCTTCATCTGTATAAGGAATTGCAATTAATATTATGCCATGTTTTTTGCAATACTCTCTTTTTTGCATATCATTAAATTGCTGTTTTCGTAAACCTGAATATCCTCCAAATTTACTTTTTGGTTGGTAATGCTGTACTCCTTGATACTCAATTAGAAAATCTAATTCTCCTTCATCATTAAAAACTGCAAAATCAAATCTTAATGGGCGTCCGCTTGAACTAACTAATCCATCAAAAGAATACTCTTCTTCAAAAACTAGACCAGCTTCGATTAAAATTTCTTCAATTTTTATTTCGCCTCTGCTTGCTCTCACTTTTATCGCCTCCTAAAATATTTAGGATATGATATACCTCAAATATTCCTTAAAATATTTCTATACATATTTTAAATTATCAACTATGAAATAATCTAAAATTGTCCAAAGACAGGAACTATGTGAAGAACATCATATCCGCAATATTTCTTTTCTTTCTTTTCTTTCTTCTATCTTCATCTAATTTAATATAATATAAGCCATACTCAAAAGCTGAAAATTTATCCTTCTTAATACTTTTAGAAGATTGCTTAAGAATGATATTTACACCTTCATTTTCTTCTACTAAGTTAAGCATTTGCTCTCTTAAAATTGTAGTTAAAGTAAATGGCTTTAAATAATCTGCTCTCTTGTCATTATCCATTTGTTGTCCCATTTTAGTAGACATAAGTTTTACTTTTGCTTGACCTTCATCAATTAAGAACTTAATTTTTCCGCTTGCTAACTGAGTCTGTACATAAGCATGAGCCTCAGTATTTATTGGAGCATTAGCCTTAATTAAGAAAATTGCATTATCCTCAACACCTGGGCCTTTAATTTTCTTATAAGGTTCAACAGCATCGTCAGCTGTTCCGCCTTCAACTCCAAATGGAGGTAATTCTTCTCCAGTCTCTGGATCTAGTTGAGCCTTTGTCATA